ACCTAAGACTATTTAAAATCTGCGTTGCGGCAGCAGCAAACCGCCAGTCGCGAATTTCTAATAGTCATGCTCCTATGTTGCATCAACGCCCATACAAGGATAAATAGATTGCTGATACCACAGCGCTTAACCTGTATCATACATCTATCACTTTTTTCTAGTGTGAAGCAAGCAGGATTAAGCATGTGAACGTGGTAGACGTCCCAGTTCTCTAATTAGTTCTGCCACATCTTCGCTTGAAATTATCACTTCATGGTCGCCATTAACAATACAGATATCTTCATTGGCTAACTTCCTGACCGTAAATTGATCTAGATCTACCTCATTTGCAGGATAATAATACCCATTGATGAATTCCTCGATAGTTGAAGCAAGCTTATCAGCGATATTTTTTGATTGCGGACCACTGAAGGCAACTACTGTTCCATCGATTACCTGCATGATTTCATCAATATGTTCTATTCTAAATCCAAGCATATTAATATCCATATTTACATCACCTGGACCTGAATGGCTTATTTCATGAATCTCATCTATTTCAATCTGTAATGATCCGTTCCCGATCTGAACAATTCTTATGGAATTAGGCATGTTTGAATGTCATGATGGCCAGGTGTATAATCTTTCGCATCTGGTCGGGCTTCGTGGCCTACGGCGTCCCCCTTCACAAGTGAAGGGACGCCTTCGGCCCCTTCGCCCTTCCCCCCTTTGCGTCGTTTGCGAAAAAAATAGTGTTCACGCGATAATCGGCTCAACATCTTCTGAAAACACTTCGCTATCTTCATCAGCCACGCTAATTAAGACGCATCTGCAATTTGGATGAAGTCCGGGGGTCATTACTCCCCCAGAAAACATTTCATCGATAGGCACAACTTCATAATCCATAGCAACACATTCCGGGCAGCTCCTTTCATCATTTGGACACCGCCACATCTTGAACTTGTGACCTGCTGCCTTTGCCCGCACCACAATGCCCTCATTTTGGGCTCGCACGTACTCCGTCCTATAAATCTTGTCTAACCTAGCAGGCCCTTTGTATTGCTCCTCAAAAGCATCCTTAAACGCATCCTCGCCCTTGCCCCAATTCTCGATCATTTGGCCTTTAAGAATCTGGACATCAGTCGTTGATAAAGTTTTCACAAGTTCCATACCGTGTTCCAAAAAATATTTAATAGCCGCATCAGACCCTACTAAAGCCGGTGCTACCGTTCCAACTGTATCGCCAACAGTGCCCATCTCAAAAGCCCCTTGTATAGCGTCTTGCCACGCCTTTACCCACAACTTCCAATTCGCGTCTTTAATGCCTTTGCTGACTTTCGCTAAGACCAGTGGCCATATAGCCACAAGCCAATCAGGGTCTTCTTCCTGATCTTCTTCTTCCAAAACAATACTATCAATCAGGTCTTGTATCTCTTTAGGGATCATATCTATCCCGAATTAACTTTAAAATAGCCAATATCCTGCAATGTGCTCACAATGTCAGGCATTAATGGGGCCTTTTCAATCCCGCCATTCACACTAGCATTACTTATTTCCTGTCCGTTCATAGGAACGGGTTTTGCCAATTGTTGTGGTAGCGGTGCTTCTCGCTTGATGCGTTCCATCTCTTCATCAGCTTCTTCTCGCGTGCAGCCATCCAAGCGCATAATTGCAGAAGACCTGGAAGTCAGGCCGCTATTGGCCCTTGTCTGCTCGATCATGCTGTTTTCAAGGTCATCGCTAGGCAGTCCATCCTGCCAACTGATCAAACTAAGTTCCACAACAGTAGAATCCTTTATCCGGCCATTAACATCCAAGATGGAAGCTGCCTTTATTGCCCGTTTAAGAACTTGATCGAACCTAACCCTAATGCGATTACAATGGCTTATAGTCCTTAAAAGCAATCTTCTCAAAGCGCTCCCAGATGCAACAGCGCCGCCGCTAAAGTCTCCAATCGCAGCAGGATTCAAATCTGTCACCGCATATATCATACTGACAAGTCTGTCCATTTCCTGGAAGCTACTATCAAGTTTGCCGTCCCAAGTAATATATGCAGGTTTGTCTTCGTCCTTATTGACCGGGAAGAACCTACCGTTCATTCTCATCGTTTCTTCGCCCGTCTCCATATCGGTAGTCAGCATAGATGATGGTCCTGTCATCGCGGGCCTACTATGAATATCAAGGATAGACGACACCTTTATGATACGTGTTTCAAGTTCCTTAACAAGGTTCTCTATGGAATCAAAGTCACTGATGCCATAAACATCATTGCGCTTCTTTATATTAGACACTACAAAAACAAGGGGGTAAGGCACTCCCGTCTCCACATGCTCAGGCACATCCTGATACTTTGCAGATACTCTTAAATCGACTTCGTGATCTATCTCATCGCCATTCAACCAATAAAGATGATTATCGATAGCGCCCGCAGTATGCACTTCTGTCCGCAACAGATTCGCTACACTATTCCCAATCTGTTCCTTGAACTTCCAGGCCAAGACATGCGCCACATATTCATTTACGTTATCAGGATTTACTACCGGAAACCAAATACTCGGATCTATATTTTCTATTATGCTGCCGGGTTCCGATCCTGATCCCACAAACCTAACCTTCACAATAGCATTGCCGAATTGGATAAAATTATTACAGGCATCATACAATACAACACTCAGGTCACTTCTATTAACAATGCCGTCCAATTCCGTTTGTCCCTCCGTATTCATAAGGCGCGGCGGCTCCCCTACCACCATATCGCTATAAACGCTAGTAACCACCTTAAACCAGTTCATCGGCAGCTTCTTGCCATTATATATCCTCGCAAAAAAAGAACTCACCAAATCGATATTATCTTCAATATCCGCAAGATCCCATAAGTCGCCCCAGACCGCTTCATGTCGTCCCTCATACAGCAAATTATATTTATCGTAAGATAATAATCTGTCCTTTTCATCTTCTGGCGGAAAATGACTTCNTGGCNNCANCCAATTCATATCAATAAGCATTATAAAACTCCATACAAAACATTGTAAACATTTTCAAGCATTGCAAATAATATTAAANACTATATACTATTGACCNCATATTTAAGCGCATCNACNNCATGNTCATCAATCTTTTGGGGCTTGTCTTCGCCCCTGTCAGCAGCAGATTGATCCCAAGCATAAGTTTCCATTTCGCTAACAAGCACCGGGCATTTCTCACTATTTATAATAAGGTCGCCATTACCAATCATCGATGCTATTTTCCTGATACCACCTAGCACATCATTATCAGCAGCCCGTGCCTTATGCAATCCATCTCGCTGCAATTGCAAAATAAAGGAAGCCGCACTCGGATCAACTTCTATCGTGCTCGCATACATTCGTTGCGTATTGTCCCCATAAGCGATGCCAGGCTGCCCCGAACTATAGCCCCACTGCTCCGACGCAAACCGTGCCATATCCTTGCTATAATCAGCATCCGTCTTCTGGGTGTGTTCCACCACGCTATCCCAGTAGTACTCGCGGCTGACGTACCATGTAGGCTTTGCCCTACCAGGCACCAGATACTTCTCCAGGGCCACAAAAGCGCATGCATTATGCGTGCCATAATCTGCGCCGATCCTTAGCTCCTTAGGCCTCAAAGTACTGGGCGGCACTCCACAATGCTTGCCCTTATCAAACAGTCCAAAAACCCTTCCTTCCGCCGCAACCCAATTCCCCAAAATAAACCTATCATAGAAGACAGTTCCTTTAGGGTATTCCTTTTCAAGGTCCCTTTTATATTCTAGCGGCAGATACGGATTATCATCCAGCGTGAACTTCCAGACCTTAATATTAAGTTCATCACTTCTTTGAATAAAGTTCTTATAAAGGTAATGGCGCGGCGTCTCAGGATTGCAGGTACCATACAAGCGTGCTCCAGGATCACTCAACCTGCTCAACAGCATATTAGTAAAACTTTCAGGAATAGTGCTCCACTCATCAACGTAAGCCATCAACAAAGACTGCCCCTCTATCTTCTTGTAGCTGCTTACATTATCTGCTCCCTCAGTCCATATAGTCCTACCAAATATCTCGCATTCTTTCCTTCCAGAATGCATATCGAAATTATGCTTGCCCACCAAATCCTTTATCTGACTTAATACGTTTCTGTATAGACTTGTGCCAGTATTGCCCACAAAAAGTATATTTCCATCAGGTAAACTTACTATATCCTTGAGTACTTTCAGGTTAACAGCCCACGTTTTAGTACTTCTTACGCTTCCTGTTAACAAATTAANNCNGGCNGGCTCTTCCAAAATGAAGTCCCGCTGNTTGCCAACCGGAACCTGCAAGCTCACAATTANTCGCTCCGGTTCTCTTCTGACATCTTTTCAAACATCTCAACTAAAGCAGCCTTAGCCTTATCATCGCCCTTGCCCTGCTCCACAGCAAACTTATCAACCAAAATGCCCACGCAAACACATAAATCCCGCAACTGCTTAGTATCCTCACAACTTTCCAATAGCTGGTCCATCTTGTCCAGCGTCTTGCTTAACAGTTCTTGCCGCTTATCACTGTCCCGATATTTAGTCCAAGCAGTCAAAGCCTTGCTCGTCTTGCTATTCAAGGCATCAGCATCCTTCCGCAACCACTCATTAATGTCAATATCAAGTTCGGTTGCACACCTCTTAGCAACCCTTATCACAAAGCCCCTATCTTTTCCGATAAGCTTCGCTACCTGAGACGCATTCTTACCGGCCCTCAAATATTCCATAATGGTTGCTTCTTGGTCTTCAGTGCATACGCTCATACTCGCTACGCTCGCATTCGCTATAATTATAAAACTTAGTCAATACAAGTAGTCATTATTCACTTTTACGCTCAAATCTATTTTTTCAAAATCACTATCTAGCAACCGTGTAATTCAAGAACTATATTTTAAAAATCTAAAACCACTATCTAGCGCCTAAATATAGATTTCCTGTAAAAACCGCCCAAACTAATACATACTTTTTTAAAAAGTTATAATCTAATTTACTTTAATCCTGACCTCCCCAGAGTTTAGGCACACATGTGAAGTGCATCCAGGATTTCGCGCTGTTTCTTG